TTAGTTACTCACAACAGTCGGCAAGCCACTAACAGTTATAACACCATAGTATTCAGGTCGCAGCATCTTAAGAGCATAACGAGTTCTTATACCACGTCTATAAGTGTTATCATCAGGATCAAAGAAAGTAGGTGTAATCATCAAAGGCACATAAGGAGCATATACACAACCTGCATCCATTACCGTTTTGCCTTTCAAGCCTACAAGTATTTTGTCTTCCTGCATATAAGGATCGCAGAATACAGCCCACTTTTTAAGAAGTGTTCCTACTCTAGAAATACCATAATCCGCAGTGGTAAGACCGTAATCAGCACCAACTATCTCTTGCTCTATAGATGCATAGTCACCATGAGTCGAAAGTTGATCCAACAATGACACAACAGCCGGTGAAGTTACAATAAAGTTAGCAGGTGCTCTACCACTTGTCTTGTGAATTCTGGCAGAAACAGCACTGATCTGAGTCAGTATCCGTCTAATAGCTTCAATCTCACCAGGTGTAGTAGAAGCATAAGCATATGATGCAGTATGGCCGGCTTGCTGGATAAGCAGATCAATGACTTCCCTGTCTACCTCAAGCATAACCTCGTTAGAAAACATAGTTACTATTTCTTGTTCAGCATCAAGACCATTTTGAGCCTTCATATCCTCAACAGCATCAATGTGCCATTTAGCTTTGAGGTTTCTCGATTCAGCTCTCAATGTCTCCATTGTGATGCTCAACTCAACAGACGGAATGCTTGCACCTGAAGTTTGATGTACGCGCTCCCAATCAACATAATACTGAAAATAAATAACTGTATTATCAACGAAATTAGCAGCGGCTCCCGCTTCACTATATCCAGTAATAGCCCACTGGCCATTAGCGATGTTGAACGTTCCCACTACTTTAGGAGTAGGCTGATTGTCCACCAAATTACCAGAATTATCCATGGTAGCAACTATATTCAAAGTGCCAGTTCCGGCGGCATCTTTAACACGATAAAAAGCTTTTACACTAAATGTTCGTTGTCCAAGTACACCGTTGTCACGAATCGGGCCCCACTCAGTCACACGACAATTAGTACTCGCATTGGTCAATGCGGCAGTGCTAGTTCCTGTATCTGTACACACAGCATCATAATTGATAAACTCAGAACTATAATACATACCAAAATTCTGAGCCATGTTAGTACCGGCAGTAAGCTCTCCATCATAATTCTTTGCAGTAGGTGCAAGGGCCGGACCATTAGGAGTGACCATTGATCCTTTTCTATCAGAGTATTTTCTCTCATAATAGAAAACACCAGCTGCCGGCGAAGTCATAGGCTGTACTGATACAATCTGATTTGCTATCAAATTAGGCCATACTCGGCGAATAATCGGCAACATGTATTGCGGAAAATAAGCCAAGTTCTGACTTGTGGTGTCTTCTTTGAGTTCAGAAACTTGATTCTCAAGAAGAAGAGCTGTGCTTTTCCGAATATACGGATTATTGATAGGATCTTTCTTGTGCGCCGGCTGTAACAACTTTGCATATTTAGCCATGCATTGTCTAGCATATCCCATCTCTTTACTATTATAGCATCCTGTTTGTTCTAAAATTTGTCTCGCTTGCATTTTTTTACTCCGTGCCCTTGCTGGGTATTCCAGCCAAGGCCATCATGTGGTTCATATTCATGTCACCATCAAAATCAAAAACTCCCAAACCCGCTACATTGTCATTTTCCTCTAGTCTTGTCTTAGAATGCTGTTTACCCTTTATGGATTTACGCATCTCTTCAAGCATAGGATCTGACATTGAATTTAGGCCGCCTTGTTCAGCAACAATTTTATCAACCACACGTGGATCTCTCACAGATTCCATCAAACTCAACAACTTTCTACCATTGGATAACCCTGCAACCTTATCAAGCTTATAGTTTTGCGATTTCGACTCTTCCAACTGATCTCTAAGAGATGCTTCTACAACTGAAGATGCCTGAATCTTCAATTCCAACTCGTCAATCTCTTTAAGGAGATCCTCATTATCTTTGAGTCTTTGCTCTTCTATACGCTTGCCCAACTTCACAGCTTGATCAAGTTTTACCTTCAAATCTTCCATCTTGCTATTAAGCATAGCAACCTGGCCATTTAACTTCGCATTATCTTCTCTCAATAAAGCATCTTTCTCCGTCACTATCTCTTCCGCTTTTGGAAGATCACCAATGACAGCATCTAACGCTTCCTTTAACTCATCCTCTGTATCAAAAGCCGTCCCATTCATAACCTTTTTAATAGATTCTGACATTGGATGTTTTGACACTTTCTGCTCTACATATAATGAATGTTCTGCTTTCTTAAGCTTCTTGGTTAAAGAATCTATCAACTTTTTAGATTCCTCAATCTCAATATCTTTTGCTCTTAAAGCATCATTCACTACATCTTCGTTAACTTCCGACTTATATGCA